GGTGGTTCTAGTTTATGGTATGATGGTACAACTTATTTATCTTCTTCATTACCAATAAATGTAGAAGGTGATATAACAGCCTCAGACAATATAAGTGCAGGTGGAGATTTATCAATTCAAGGCACCTCAGATCTTGATGGTGCAGTTGATATACATGGTGGAGCTTCAACATTTCCATTAAATATTACAGCTAACTCATGGTCCCATATAATAAACACTGCTGGTAGTACTTCTGGAGCTTCTTATCAATTAAGAGCAACAAATAGTGCCGCAGAATTATCCCTTTTCTTTTTAGAAGCTGGCTCAGGGAATAGTAGGGGTTGGATTAAAAATGTTTCTGGTGTTACTAAAATAGAACAAAATGCTTCAGTTGGTGGTACTCTGAATACTAGATTAGAATTAGATGGACCAAACGATAATATTAACATAACTGCTTCAACTTTTACAGTAAAAGGTTCATCTACTATGGATGGAGATTTATCAGTTAGTGGACATATTACAGCATTATCTAATATAAGTTCAAGTGGAACAGGTTCATTTAAAAAACTTGAAATTTATGGAATTGGTGGTGGAGGTTCATCTGGATTTATATGTGATGAGGCGGGTACTGGGGATATGACTTTTGGTATAGGTAAAACTAACCCACTCTATCCTTTAGATGTTTTGGGTACGGTTAATGCAACCCATTTACAAGGGAATGGATCGGGCATAACTGATCTCCAAAGACCAATTTCAAGTTCAGTATCAACCCACGTAACAGCAAGTGATTTAAATGCTGGATATTATTTTAGAGCAGGTGGAAATATAACATGCTCAATACAAACTAATGCAACTGTACCTTGTGCCGTAGGATCTGAATTTGATTTTATTCAAACATCATCAGCAGGAAATATGCTTTTCTTATCAGGATCAGGAGTTACTTTAAATACTAAAGGTGGGTTTACAAAATTAGATGGACAATTTGCAGGTGCTACCCTTAAAAAGGTAGACACTGATGAATGGGATTTAATAGGAGATTTAAATTCATAATATGGGAATAGTAGGAATAGGTTTTGGGGTATCTAGTAATGCCATAAACTCTCCTTCTCCAGTTTTAGGAGTAGAAGAACAATTTGGCACTGGAGCTAGTACTAGTTATGATTATGGTCCTTATAGTTTTTGGTATGATTATAATGTATGGCATGGTTTATACTTAGTCTCAGAAATAGGAGCTAGCAGAAAACAAATCACAGGATTTGATGCTTATTTAGATAATAATGGTCAAACCTTAATGGATGGTGTCATATTAAAAATGTGCCACACAACTGAAACTACACTACCCTCAACATTAAAATCAGATCTTTCAGTTTCATCAGGAACATTTGAATTTAGTAATAGGATTACTACTCTTCCCTTAACAGATATTACAATTACAGGTACAGATGATTGGAAGAGTTTTGATTTTACTACTAACTTTAATTATAATGGGATAGATAATGTAATAATAACATTAGAGAACCAAAGTGACAGTTGGGAAACATCAGGAGCTAAATTTAAATATACTTCCGTAGGTTCAGATAAAAGTTGGTATTTAACCCAAGATAACCCAGGACCCTCAGATTACCCAAATACCCCTTCTTTAGGTACTGAAACATCTAATAGACCTAACATAAAATTAAAATATTAAAAAATGGATCTTAATTTAGTCATAACAGAAATAGAAAACACAGGAGCAACTGTATTAGAAGCAACGGATACCCCCTCACTACTTTCAATTGCCGCTACATCCACAAATTATAATAATTTTAAACAAATATTATTAATAGTAGAAACCAATTGTCTTCCTGATTATCCTAATATTCATACAGTAACATATGCAGCTAACTTATGTAAATTTTCTTTACAAGTACAGGCTTTAACCTAAAATTCAAATATGAACTGGACCCACAACGGAGAGGAAATAACGGAACACTCCCAATTTCCTGAAAACACATTTGGTTTTATATATAGAATAACACATTTACCCTCAGGAAAATCATACATAGGTAAAAAAGTACTTATACACAATCGTAAAGTAAAAGTAACAAAAAAGGATTTACTTATATACGAAGGAGTACAAGGTAGAAAACCAACCCACAAACGTGTTAGTAAAGAATCAGATTGGAAAACTTATTATGGTTCCAATAAACACCTAAAAGAATCCCTTGAAAAATATGGTAAAGAAGAATTTGAACGTTACATAATTAAATTGGCACCAAGCAAAAAATTATTAACTTATTACGAAACACAATACCAATTTGTCCATCAAGTATTAGAAAAACCTGAAGAATTTTACAACGATAACATTTTAGGAAAGTTTTTCACAAAAGATTTTGAATAGCAAATATTTTTTTGTATATTATAGCACATGATAAATGAACTGCTAGTTAACCTAGTTAATACGGTTTTAGGAACAAGTAAAAGGACAGCAAGAGGTAATCAATCCTACCACTGTCCCTTCTGTAACCACCATAAACCAAAACTAGAAATTAACTTTACTGAAAATAAAAAAGGTCACAATCCTTGGCATTGCTGGGTTTGTGGTAAAAAGGGTAAAACTATAAGGGGTTTATTTAAACTTATTAAAACCTCACCTGATAAATTTATAGAATTAGGTAAATTAGTTAAAACTGGTAGTGAAGTAGAAGAAGTTATAGTAGAAAATCATGTAGAACTTCCCAAAGAATACAAACAAATCCTAAATAACCCCGATATTACAGCTAAAAGAGCATATAATTATTTAAGAAATAGAAATATATCAGATGATGATATTTTAAAATACAATTTAGGATATTGTGATTTTGGAAGGTATACTAATATGATTATTATACCCTCATATGATAAAGATGGTTCATTAAACTATTTTACAGGCCGTTCATTCGAAAAAGACCCATTTGTAAAATATAGGAACCCAGAATGCTCAAGAGATATAATACCTTTTGAACTATTTATAAACTGGGATTCACCCTTAGTGCTATGTGAAGGTCCATTTGATGCCATAGCTATAAAACGAAATGCTATACCTTTACTAGGTAAAAACATACAATCTAGCTTATTAAAAAGAATAGTACAATCAACAGTTAAAAAGATTTATATAGCATTAGATACAGATGCTATAAAACAAGCATTAAAACACTGCGAATATTTACTAAACCAAGGTAAAGAAGTATACCTTGTTGAATTAGACGGAAAAGATCCAAGTGATTTAGGTTTTTCCTATTTCACAAAACTAATTCAAAACACTTACCCATTAGACGAATACGGTTTAATGGAAAAGAAACTATCTCTCATATGAAAAAGAGAAATGTTAAGAAAAAATACAACAGGATATTAGAAATATCTGACGATGCAAAACAAATAACACTACCAGATTCCAGATACTATAGGAGAAATGGTAAGTATTATCCTTCCATCACATATGTTTTAAGTTGCTATCCTAAAGGAAAATTTTTCCAAGACTGGCTTAAAAAAGTAGGATATTCCGCAGACTATATTGTCAGAAAAGCAGCAGATGAAGGTACTCAAGTACATGAAATGTGTGAAGATTACCTAAATGGTAAAGAATTAAATTTCTTATCACCAACAGGAAATCCAATGTATGATCCAACAGTATGGCAAATGTTTCTAAAATTCGTAGATTTCTGGGAAACATATAACCCAACACTACTAGAAGCTGAAGTACATCTATTCTCAGATGAACTTAAAGTAGCAGGCACCTGCGATTTAGTATGTGAAATAGACGATGAACTATGGATTATAGATTTTAAAACATCAAACCATTTACAAACGACTTACGACTTGCAGACCGCTGTTTACGCCAAATGTTATGAAGAGTGTTTTGGAAAAAAGATAGACAGACTAGGAGTTCTATGGTTAAAATCATCCAAACGTGGACCTAAAGAAGGTAAAATTCAAGGAAAAGGTTGGGAAATGTATGAATCAAAACGTACACAAGATGAAAACATAGATATATTCCAAACTGTAAAAAAACTATTTGACTTAGAAAATCCAAGACACTCCCCCGTATTCACTGAATTCAGAACGCAAGTTAAGAAAAAAGACTGATATTTATACCATATGATTAAATTAGTTGATTTGTTAAAAGAAATTCAAGGTAAACCTAAAGCAATTATTTTAGCTGGAGCCCCTGGATCAGGTAAAGGTTCCATTCTAAGGGATTTGGATTTATCTGGATTAAAAATTTTAAATTTGGATGATACAATATCTGCCTTATCCAAAATAGAAGGTTTTACTTTAAATCAAAAATCTGCAGATGCAGAAGATAGAAGTAAATTTATGAAAGCAATGGTTCAAGCTACTAAAAAACTTAAAGGAGAACAAATACCACAAGCTATAGCAGATCGCGAATCATTTATATTAGATGGCACGTCTGCATCCAAGAATCAAACAATTAAATTGTTAGATCAGCTAAAACAAGCAGGATATGACGTTCTCATGCTCTATGTTTATACTGACTTAGAAACGTCGCTAAAACGTAATCAAGAAAGATTTGAAAAATCTGAAGGAGAAGACAGAAGTTTACTACCTGGTGCAGTATTAAGCACATGGAAAGATGTAACTAAAAACTTTGGTTTATATAAAGGTATGTTTAATAATTTTGTTTCTGTAGCTAACACTGGAGAATCCGAAGTAATGAAAGATATAGAAAACATATTACAAACATATGTTGATCCTTTCAAGGTTAAAGATGGTAGAGAAAAAACAGAAAAAGAAGCTGCTAGATCTAAGGCACAAAAAGAAAAATTAAACCAAGAAATACAAGATATTTTACAATCAGACCAAGTACAAAACATTATAAATTCTTCAATTTCCAAAGAAGAAGCACAAGGTAAGATAAACGCATTTTTAAAATGAGCGAATTAAGTGATTTTTTAATAGAGAGTATTTTAAATGAAGAAACTGAAAGAGCAGTAGCTTTATTTGGGGGAGGGTTTAAACCTCCTACAAAAGGTCATTTAGAAGTAATTAATCAAGGCATTAAAAACAACCCTGAAGTATCTGAAGTAAAAATACTTGTAGGTGGGGGTAAAAGAAATGGATTCACACAATCTCAAGCTGTCAAAATTTGGAACTTATATAACGATATAGGTTTTATAGGCAAGCCTGCTACAATTATACCTGTTAGCTCACCTTTCACATACTATAAAGAATATTTAAAAGAACACCCAGAAGATAAAGTATATGTTTTTATAGGTTCAAGACCTGAAGATGAAAAAGATCAAATGGATGTTAAACAAAGATCAGAATTTGTAAAAAAATATAGTGATAATGTAATCCCAGTAGAAGTATCTACTACAGGGGGTATAAGTGGGACTGAAGCAAGAAAATTATTTAAAACAGATTTAGATGGTTTTAGAAATATGTTTCCTGAAAATTTATTAGATCAAGATTTTGATAAAAT